GGTACATTCACGAAGAAAAATGCATTATAATCAGGTCCTATAGAAAAATATCTATCGTAACCTGAGAAAGCACCAACCTTATTGGGTATAATAATTTCTAAAGCAAATTTCTCATCTATAGAATCATCAATAGGAGATCCATAGGTTGCATTATTTGGGTTTGTGGTAACAAACCTAAATTTGTTATAGTGTGGATACAAAACGGATAAGCCAGATTGTGTCCTTTGATTAATGAGAGCAGTACCAGCAGATGTTTGTTTTCTCCTGGATACAGAAGTTCTAGACGTATTTGAGAATGATGAAGCTAATATATTAAGGTTAATTTGTCTTAAATTCGCCCTAGTAGTTACTGGGGTACCATTAAAGACATTAGTATATTGTCTACGTACATTCATAGTAGATGCAACATCCACATTGTGCCCGTTGTAATGCCATATCATCGAACCTCTTTGCCCTACAAAACAAGAGGAAATGAGGCTAAAGTTGGTAGTTTGAACATAATTATAATTAGAATCTGTACCTGCACCATTAATTTGTTGAGCACCATGAATACCATTTGAAGAGTATCCAGGAGCCTGAGGCCACTTGGTATGTATGAGAGTATAAAGATTATGATTATTACTTACTGTTCCATCAAATACACGTTCGGTATTAAAAAATTCAGCCCTACGTAATAATTCACGCGTTGAGGCTATTCTCTCACCCATAGAGATATCATAGATATGCTCAGGCGTAGGATGTGATTTACCCATAGTATGACGAATCACATCTGGGAATAACTCCATTGTCCGAATAGAATTTCTAGACAACTCGACAGTAGTTTCAGAAGCCTGAATTTGTTCTCTATTAACGGGACCACCAACTTCAATTGGTGTAGGGTTAGCTAATTCGAAATTTTCAGCTGCATAAACAAAACACTGCAATGTAATTGTAGCAGTATCAAGAGGTGCAGTCAAATTATTTAACACACGAACGGTTAATCTACCATTATGGAAATCAGGATCATAAGGTGTTAAAGATAAACCATTTATAGCATAATCAGTAACTAATGTATCACGTACCTTGAGAAAATTTTGAGGTGCCATGTAAGGTACTCTTATAATAAACTCCGAACTTTCAGAAATATCTACAATTAAGGTTTGAACAACATTATTATTATCGGCTGTTGTAACTATATCACCTGTAGGATCATAGTTAACAACTAATCTACCTTTATGGTAAGGTGTTTTAACTAAACGAAAGTGAAAAATCATATCACCTCGCCAATTTGAAAATAATCTTGAAACATTACCCACTGGAGTATCCCAACAGATAGTTTGATTAGCCGTACCCCCATTAGTTTGACACAAAGTTGGTGTCACATTAGCAGCAAATAAAAGAGATGTAGATGCTGCTGATGTGAGCCAAGAAGGTTGTGCCAACAAAGCAGGTATAGACGTCAGATAAGATATAGCTAACTCATCACCCTGAGGTAAACCAACTGTTTCGGGAGAAATAGTTAATTCATTATGAGGATCAAGAGTTAGTTTATCAATGACATTAGAGATATGAGCTGATGATAAAGCATGAAATGGTAAATTCTTAAATGGTACAACATCTGAGATTACCGGATGATTCGTAAAACCAAACATGCTTGCTATTGCACCAACGGCTGAAGCTCCTATATTGATACTTTTTGCAAAACGCCCAATAATAGGTATTTCTGAAAAGTAAGACGAAGCCTTAGCAACAGTAGATGCAACACTTGAAACAGGTCCAGATTCTGAAGCTTGTACAGCTAAATCAATTGTATTACCATACAATCGAACATCCTCCATCCAAGCATAAACTGTAAATGAAGGTGTAGCTGTAATGCCGGCGTTAGCAACGGCAGCAGTTGTAAGTTGGTATATATCAAATTTCCCCATATCACGAATATCATCAGATTCTTTCAACGGTAACCAATTCTTGAAATAAAAGAATGGTAATGTCATCTCACCACCTAAGGAACTAGATAAATCTAGCCAAATTGTAGGTCTCTGTGTTTTTTCAATGGTGGTGGTTTCATTAAAAGGTGTGAAATTAAACATGGGTTGATAAGAAGCCGCTAAACTACCATATATAAAGGGTGTGCTGTTAACAATAATTTTAACGTGAAGTTTAGCTTGAATATATGAGTAATTATCTAATTTCTTAGCGATACGTGAATTTGTCATATACAATTGCCATGGATATATTGTAGAACCCGCAAAAGGTGCACCAGGTGTTAAAGTATAATGTGCGATTTTAGTAGGTCTACTTAAGAACTCACCTAAGGAATAATCCTCAGTATATATAGACGAAGCGACTTCGTCATATATCGCTGCATAAGATAAGCTCGTAGATTTAGCTGAATCGAAAGTTAAAACTTCAGCTGTTAGAGAATCTCCAGTTTCCTGTTTCATCTCTTGTTCTTCGGCCTGGATTAAAAATCCATCCGAAACGTGTTCGTTTTTCATAATAGTACTACGAACATATACTGTACTATTATCCACACAATCATTCTGTGAGTGTGAGCCACAGCATGTAGAGCCATCCCTACATAGATTTACGCAATTTCCAACAAATAAGTACAAACGGAAGGGCTAGTAAGGCCACATCCGTCGGAGATTTCCAATCTCATGGGACTATTTTACACATATATTAAGTGTCAAGTTAATGTATGGGTTATTTTAAAGACTTTTCTTGTCATAGGTATTTTTGTAAATGAGCAGATACATCGTATCGGCCAAATTTACCTGAGATCAACCAATAATCATCTATTAATTGTTCCCAATGTGGGAAGGTACTAGGTTGAACATAATATTCGACTTCTGGATTCAAAGATACAATATGTTTAAGGAATTCCTTTTGATTTTCAAATTTCTTCCTTCCATACCAGAAATATTCCCTAATTGCACTTTCTACACATGCTATACTTTGTGCTTCATCTGTAATAGTTTTTGAAGCAACATTCACTAAAAGAGACTTCCTTATTGATTCTTCCTCAAGAGGGCAAACAAATAAATTTAATTCTTCACTATATCTAAAACTACGTTTAAGAAATTGTATCTTAGAAATATCCATTAGTGTATAAGCTCCAGCTTTTTTATCAGCCGGTGTAATTTCTATATTAATTTCTTTAAGTTTTGTCTGTAATATCTTGAAATTAAAGAAATTACATTCTGGATGAACACCTCCAACGAAGTCATCACCATAAGTAATTAAATTAATATTCTTCTTAAAATCTCTACAATGTCTGTGTGGATGTGAAAGTGTATATGCATATCGTAAATATAAACTATTTGCATGACTATTAACTAAAACTGTTAATGCTTCACCAGAAACATGACCTTTCATAAACTGCATAAGTGTACCGTTAAAATTTATAACCGCGAAGGCTAAATCATAACCTATACACCAACATCTATTAATATGATCTTGTGTAGCACCAGCTTTACGTAGTACATTAGTTATAGTTTTAAAAACAGCTAGAATCACTGCTGATTGCATACTTTTATCAAATTTTTTATAATCTCCATCGAAAATTCTATCATTTCCATAATGTGTGAGATAACGATAAATGTTATCCCATTCAATTGATTGAGCTACAGTACCTGCAGCACATTCAGAAATAAATTTATTTTCTTGCATAACTTTTGTATATGATAAAAGTTCTTTTCTTGTAACAAATACATGTTCTACAGGACCTCCTGTAAAAACTCTGGTGTTTTTAGTAGCGATCTTTTCAAAAGATCTAGGTTCATCCTTTAATGCTGCCATATATATAGGATGGTATTGAGTATTATTATCATAACAATCTTCGCACTCAGCTATCCTTTCTAAAATATCCTCAGTAAATTCAACTGGATCCGGCAGACCATGCTGCTCTGGTATAGCTTCTAAAAAATGACGTTTAGATTTATTAAATGGAAATCCTGCACTAGTATTACGGTTAATTTTATCTACAAAACGTACCCCTGCGGCACCATTTAACGTAGTAAAATCATCGTACTCAATCAGTTTACTTAAATCTTTTGGGGATAAACCCTTGACTAAGTCTTCTGAGAAACTATCTGCACAATTAAATAAAATATCTATATCAATTTGTAAATCTTTGGATAAAGATTGTAGTAGATTATTCC